GGTCATCCGAAGGCACGAAAATTTCCTAGGCACAAGTTAACCAGAGGGTTAACCGTTAACTAATATGGAGGCGTATGGTTAACTTTTTATATGGAATTAGTCACGGCGGCACAGTTTAGTAGAGATATAAAAGTTACAAAAGCAGCGGTGAGCAAGGCTTTGAAGAGTGGGCGTTTAGATGAAGCAAAAGTTAACCGTGATGGAAAAGTTTTTTTAGTGAAGGATAAAGCGTTCAATATTTGGGAGCAAACTTCTGATCCATCGCAACCAAGAGCAAGGAAAAAAGATGTAGTAAAAACTATTGGTAGTTCAGGTGAGGATGTACCGAGCTTTAATGAGTCGAGGGCAAAGCGTGAAGCAATGATGGCAAGGTTGGCAGAAATAGATGTTGAGGAACGAGAGAAATTGTTGGTTCCTAGTGAAGAAGTAAAGAATGCGTGGATTCAATTAGTGACAATTGCGAAGACAAAAGTGCTAGGAATACCGACAAAAGCGAAACAAAGGATTCCTGATTTAGATAAAGGGGCTATGGCTTTACTAGATGAAATTGTGAGAGAAACGCTTGAAGATTTAGCAGTTGAAAATGTAGAGGCGGCATGAATAGCGCTACCGACATTTTAAAAGATGCGTTATTGGCATTTAAACCGCCGGAGAAATTAACGCTTAGTCAATGGGCTTCTAGATATGCCCGTTTATCACTTGAATCAAGCTCCGAGGGTGGGCGTTGGAAAAGTATTCCTTATCAAGTAGGAATTATGGACGCAATGACTGATCCAGATATTGAACAAGTAACGGTAATGAAAAGCGCAAGGGTTGGATATACAAAGATGCTCAATCATTTAATCGGCTATCACATCCATCAAGACCCATGCCCGATCATGGTCGTTCAGCCGACGCTTGATGACTGTAATGGTTATTCAAAGGAAGAAATAGCGGTAATGATTAGGGATACCCCTTGTTTAAATGGTTTGGTAAGTGATGCAAAAGCAAAGGACGGAACAAACACGCTTTTATCAAAACAGTTTCATGGAGGGACGCTTGGTTTGGTTGGTGCAAATTCGCCGCGTGGGTTTCGTAGGGTTAGTAGAAGAGTAGTTTTATTTGACGAGGTAGATGGTTATCCAAGTAGTGCGGGTTCTGAAGGCGACCCCATAAAACTAGGAGTAAAAAGAACAGACTTTTATTGGAATAGAAAAATAGTTGCAGGCAGTACGCCAACAGATAAGGACTTTTCAGCCGTTGAAAAACTTTGGGAGAAATCAGATAAAAGATTTTATTTTTGCCCCTGTCCAGACTGCGGACACATGCAATATTTAAAGTTTGAAAATTTCCGTTGGACTGATGATGATCCATTAACAACTAAATATGCTTGTGAATCTTGTGGGGTGTTAATTCCTCACGAAAAGAAAAGGTGGATGGTTGAACGGGGTGAATGGAGGAAGACAGAAGAGGGAAACGGAAAACATGCAGGTTTTCATATTTGGGCGGCTTATAGTTATTCACCTAATGCTTCATGGCCTCAACTAATAGAAGAATGGATTTCATGCCAGGGAAATATTGAACAAATAAAGACCTATAGAAATACTGTTGAGGGTGCATTATGGACAGACGAATTTGAAAGAAAAGTTGGTGCTAGTCAATTAATGGAAAGGGCAGCAAAAGAAACATATAAACGCGGCGTTCCTCCTAGAGAAGTTTTGTGTTTAGTTGCTGGAATTGATACGCAAGATGACCGTTTATCTATGTCGATTTGGGGGGCTGGCGCTCCTGTTGAGTCTGTTAATTATGATCGACCCGAACAGCTTTATTTAATTGACCGTATTGTTTTGTATGGCAATATTGGCCGTCAAGACGTATGGAACCAATTAGATGATGTATTAACAACGCCTTATAAAAATGAAGACGGGGTTGAATTAAAGATCCAAGCGGCTGCGATTGACTCAGGTGGACATTACACAGAAGAAGTCTATCGATGGGCTAAAGATCGGGTTGCAATGGGTGTCATGCCAATTAAAGGTGTTGACCGATTAAAAGGTGACATCATGCTAGGCAAGCCGAATAAGGTTGAATATGGTTCAAAAGGAAAGGTATTAAAAAATAGCGTTAAGTTATTTAGTATTGGTGTTAATAAGGTAAAATCATATCTATATAGAAGATTAAGAGATGCCGAGCCGGGAGATGGCTACTTGCATTTCTACCCGACAATCACTGAAGAATACTTTGAAGAATTAACAGCAGAGAAAGAAGTTAGGAAATATAAAAGGGGCAGAATTTACGAAAGAGTTTGGCAATTAAAAAGCGGCGCACGCAATGAGGCATGGGATGAGCTTGTATATGCCTATTCTTGCGTTTTAAGGCTCTATCAGACCCATAATAGGCGTTCTATGTGGGATAAATTCGCTAAAAAACTCTTAAATCCGACTAATTCAAGTGGCAAAAACAAGCTAAACTTACGGAATAGTGCTACGCCTACGAAGGGTTATGTCAATCAATGGTGATTTCAAATGATTCCTAGTCTTTTTCGCGCTGGCGATACTATCCGCTGGCGTATTCCTGCGGGTGTTAATTGGCTTAATGAAAGCGTTACTAATGCCGATTACACATGTACGGCGTATTTAAGGTTTAACGCTTCCGGGGAAGCCAAAGCAATTGTGGGAACGGATTACACCGATGGATGGGAATTTGTAATCCCGCAGGCTTCTAGTTCAACAATGGACGCGGGAACGTGGTTTTATCAGATCCGCGCTGTTAAATCAGGTGATGAAGTAACCCTTTATGAGGGACAAGTAGAAGTAAAAGCGCAGTTAACTTATACAGGCACACCCGGCGCATTCGATGGCAGAACACAAGCGCAAATAGATTTAGATAATGTCACCGCTGCTATTCGTTCAATAATTAGTGATAAAGCAAAAGAATATTCAATTGGCGGGCGCACATTTAAAAGAATAGATTTACCAGAATTAAGAGCTAGAGAAAGTCAACTAAAAGCCGAAGTCGTCAGAGAACGCAAAGCCAACATGATCGCTAATGGTCTTGGTAATCCTCATTCACTATTTGTTCGTTTTTAAAAAATCATGGGAATTGTAAATGCTTGGAAAGGATTGTTCACATCAGAACCACCAAACCCAACAGTATTGCCTAGAAGAAGGCGAGGTTACGATGCTGCAACTTCTTCTCGTCTTACTTCTAATTGGAGTGTCAGTAATTCTTCGGCTGACGCTGCTTTAAAAGGTGCCATTGCTCCCCTTAGATATAAGTCGAGGGACTTAGTAAGAAATAGTCCGTTTGCTCGTCAGGCGGTAAGAGCGATAGAAAGTAACACGATTGGAGCGCATGGAATAAAACTGCAAGCGCAAGTGAGACAACAACGGGGTAAACGCCTAGACACAAAAATTAATAATCAAATTGAACAGGCTTTTAGCAATTGGAAAAGGTACGATTCTTGCCATACCGCCGGAAGATTATGTTTCACAGATATTGAAAAAGTAATTGTCCGTTCGTTGGTGACTGATGGTGAAATATTTGTTCGATTTGTAAGGAAACCTTTTGGAAGATCACAGATTCCTTTTGCGTTGGAATTATTAGAAGCTGATCAATTAGATAGTGAATATACAGGCCGTAGTTCTAAGAAAAAGAACACTTGGAGGATGGGAATAGAACAGAATGAATTTGGCCGTGCCGTTCAATATGCGTTCTTAAAGAAACACCCCGGAGATACCCCCTTTGGTACTCCTGTTGGACAACGGGAACACATGATTGTTCCAGCTAGTGAAATATGTCACATCTTTGTTAGCAATAGGCCCAGCCAGTCAAGAGGGGAACCCTGGCTTAGTTCTTCTATCTTGTCGTTACATCATTTAGCAGGCTTTCAAGAGGCGTCAGTTATTAGGGCAAGGGCGGCAAGTTCGTTAATGGGATTCATTACCAGCCCCGAAGGCGAGCTAGATCAAGGCGGTGAAGTTTACGACAACGAAAGAGTTTCACAATTTGAACCCGGTAAGTTTAGTTACCTTCAAGCCGGCGAATCCGTAACGGTTCCAGACTTTGATTCACCAAATAGCGAGTTCCCTGAATTTATGTCAGCAATGCTGAGAAGTGTTGCGTCAGGGTGTGGTATTTCTTACGAATCAGTTTCTAAAGATTTCAGCAAAACAAATTATTCTTCTTCTCGTTTATCTCTTTTAGAAGATCGCAATCATTACCGTTCCTTACAAACTTATCTGATTGAAAATTTCCATAGTCGGGTTTTTGACGCATGGTTAGAAATGGCAACCTTAAGCGGGGCTTTGGTTTTACCGTCATACGACACAGAACCAGAGCGATATAGAAAGGTGCGTTGGATTCCTCGCGGATGGGATTGGATTGACCCTCAAAAAGAGATCGTTGCAGCAAAAGAAGCAATTAAAGCCGGACTAAAAACACAAGCGCAAATTGTTAGTGAAAACGGGGGTGATTTAGAGGAACTACTTCCAGCAAGACAGGCAGAGGTAGAAGCTGCTCAACAATTAGGGCTAGTATTTGACACTGATATGTCTACGTATCAAAAAGACAGTAAGATAAGCGGAAATAGTAATCAATCCGATGACAAAGAAGAAACAACGTGATTTAGAGGCGCAGATTCAACACCGATCAGAACCTGTTGAATTTAAAACTACAGATGATGAGCGTTCTATTGAATTTCCTTTTAGTAGTGAAAAGCCTGTAAATCGTGGGTTAATGGGTGAAGAAATTCTTGACCATAGAGAAGGCTCTATTGATTTTGCACGTTTAAATTCTTCGGCCCCCTTACTCTTAAATCACTCAACAGATTCAGTAATAGGAGTTGTTGAAAGGGGTTGGTTAGATAAAGATAAGAGACAAGGAAGGGTTCAAGTTCGTTTTGCAAATAACGCTTTAGGAAAAGAAACTTTAGAAATGGTTCGTGATGGAATTTATAAAAACGTATCAGTAGGTTATTCCGTTAATAAGACAGAAGAAGAAGGTGAAAGTGCATATAGGGTGATGAATTGGACGCCTGCGGAAGTTTCGATTGTTAGTGTTCCTGCTGATTTCTCAGTAGGCGTTGGTAGAGCAAAAGAAGAAAAACTAGAAACTAATATGCCTCCGAAGCAAGAATCAAGTAATATGCAAGAACAGCGTGAAAGCGCCGTTGCGTCTTCTGGCGCGCCACAAACTAGTAAACCTGAATCTAAAACTCAGATGACAAGCACACCCGATTTAAGCGTGGTGCGTGAGGAAGCTTCCAAAAAGGCGGCTTCTGAAGAGCGCAATCGCATAAGAGAAATTAGCGGTCTATGTAATGCACATGGATTAGGCGAAGAGTTAAAAGAAACTCTGATTGGAAAAGGTACAAGTATTGAAGAAGCTAGAAAGCTTGCATTAGAAAAGATTCAAGCAAAGCCTGTTGAAACTGTTTC